AACATAATTCCACACTAAAATAAAGATCAATACATACATTAAAAGTGGTCGCCAAGATGATGCAAACCAACCAGCTTTAGCTTCTGCTTCTATAATCTTAGCTGCAGCTGTTAATTCTTGTGTATGAGATTGTAATAATTGAGTTTGTAATTGTGCTTTTAACTTTTCCTGTAAATCTTTGTCAGGGACAGCTTTTTCAATTGTATTAAATAGTATTTTTGCAAGAGGTGCAACGGCTCCTAACATTTGAATCATGTTTTAGTACCAAGTTGCTGATCTTTTTTTCTCTGGAAGTATGTTTCCTTGACCTTGGACTACATCTTTTTGAGATTCTTGTGGATTTGACATTTCAACATCAACACCACCAACTAAATATCCGTCTTTACCGGTAAATTTTGAATGATCTACTTCTTTTGATTGTCCAATTTTTTTATTTTTGTTTTTCATAAGTTTTTATACCTCTTTTTTATTAATTTGGAAATCTATTTTTGAGTTTAGCAGCCAAAACGGTCTTTTCTAGTGAAGTATTTGCTCTTAATTTAGCTAAATCTTCATTTTGTTGCAGTTTTTGACTGTCTGTAGACTGTGCCATCATTGCTTTCATCTTATCAAGATTGATTCTTTCATTACTCTCTTGTCTTTTTCTATCATTTTCTTGAGCTTGAAGATCTAATTCTCTAGATTTAAGTTTAGCAATAGGATCATTATCAAATTGTGATGTAATTTTTTTCTCTTCATTCATAAATTCTTCCATCATATCAGCAATTAACACTGCTTTCCTTGCTTCAATTTTTTCAGTTAGCATTCTAACTTGAATTTGCATTTGTGGATTTTGCATTGCTTGTGGATTTTGTTGCATTTGTTGTAATTGACCCATTTCTTGTCTAAATTCTATTTCAACTTGTTCTTGTGCCATCAAAGAAATATGTTCAAAACAATTTTTTTCTAATGAAGCCATAATTACAGGAGCATTTCTCGCCATATTAGTTGCCATAAAATTTAAATGTGAAGTTATATGTGCTCTATGGTCTTGTCCTGGAAACGCTTGGAATGGTTTCCCTGCAAGAGCATCAATATGTTCTAATGCAGGGTCCTTTGGTGTGGGTTGATCTGGTTTTAATAAAATACTATCAATGTCTCTTACACCTAATGCTGAATACATGTTTCTGTAAACTTCATACATGTTGTGAATTCCAGGATTAGCCATTGCAAGTTGTAATTCTGTTTGTGCAATAGTTATTCTTTGTGTTTGTGAAAATATATTTGGATCAGCAATTGGAATAATATCTACTTTGTCATCAAAGTCAGCTTGTTTAATTGTTCTTTGTGCTCCAACAACTTCGTATGGATATTCTGGTGGTAAATATAATTTAAATACATTCGCTAGCAATTTAAATTCTTGTTTCATTGCTGCATATATTCTTTTGTGAATCGCAGACATTGTTCTGCTACCACGTTCTAGCAAAGCCACGGTCGTGCCCACTGCTGCTTGCTGATTCCCATCTCCCACTTGCATGTCAGCTATCGAAGCAAAGCGCTGACCTGCTTGAACCACGACCCCCATTAATTGTAACAAAGTTCCTGATGGCTCCTTATAAGGCAAAGGCATAAATGCATCTCTTAAATTTCCACCTGGCGCATCTACATCTCTAAATTCACCTGGTTGAATAGATTGAGCATCATCTCTAATTCTAATTCCTCGTTGCTTGAATCCAGCAGGGAGATTCGATAATGTTCCTGCATCTAATAATTGACGTAAAGCTTGCGTCGCGGTTCTAGATAAACCACCGATCATTTGAATTAATCCGTTACCATAGAAACCAAATCCCGGTAAAAATTTAAAGTGTACAAAATAATTAATTTTTTTCTTTAACGGATCATTTTGTGCATAGTTTCGTCTTATAGATAAAACTTCTCTAGAATTTTCTTCAATTGTTACAATGTATGGTAATTTAATTCCAGTGGGTTCACCAGTTTGAGGATTTATATCTTCAAAACCTTCTAAATCTAAATTTACGTGGCATTCTAATAATGTAAAAACATCTTCTGTTTGACCACTCATAGTTACACCTTCTAATTGTCTCTCTTTAGATTTAATATTATCATCTTGTGTTAATTCATCAGAGGCTACTAATTCTATATCTCTATAAAAACCAGAAACTTGTTGTTTTCTTAATTCATTTGCTGAAATTTTAATTGAATGGATAACTGCTTCTGCATCATCAATACTATTTGCAGTGTATGGAACAATAATATCTTGAGCTTGAATAAATTTTGAAACAGCTCTTCCAAGTGTCTCATCATAATAAATTTTTTTAAATGTTGAACCTGATAGAGGTAAATAAAATAACATCTGATCAAACTCTGGTTCATATTCTTGCATCACATCCATGATTTGATAATTCATAAATTCAGCAACTCTGTTTGCTTGTTCTTGAATCTCTATAGTTTCCAATCCAATAACTTGGGTTCGCACCGGTCCTTCTGCTGGTAATAATTCTTTATAAGCTAATGCTTGAAATTGAGTTACTGCTTCTGCTAATACCGGATGAGTTGCACTAGATGCACCTTGAAATGGTTCCGTTCTTGATTCGTATTTAAATCCAAGTAGATCTAATCCTTGAGTATATGCTTTTTCCCAATCTGCTCTTGAATCTTTATAAGATTGTGCATCTTGATAGAGTTCTGATCCTAATGTATTTAAAATTTGTTCATCAATTACTTCAGCAAGGTTTGCTCCAAACTCAATTCCTGCTGATAAATTTTTAGTTGGGTCAAAATTTATATCAACACTACCATCTTCGTTCTCTGTAACTTCCGTAGGGCCCGCAGGGGTTTCTTCAACAGATTGTGCAATCTGTTCAATCTCTAATTCTCCAGGTGTAAGCTTATCTGCTACGTTTGGAAGCGACTTGTCTATTTCTGCCATTTAATGTTTTCTCCGATTTTACTGTTCTAACAGTATTATAGTTAATATTCAAGCCTTGCGGGTTTGGACCACGTAAGGGTGGTACAGTTGTTGTTAGTTTTTTAATCATTAATTTAAACCTTCTTTGCCTTTTTCAAGACTTTCAACACCTATTAACTTCCAATCTTTTTCATCTAAAAATTTTCTAGACTCAGAATCAAAAGTATCAAATGTTTGTCTAGTTCCTCTACCTGTTTCAGGATCCATGCTAATTCTGTATATATATCTTGATGTCATATAATCTCTATTTGGATCCATAATAATAAAAGATTTATTTAAAGGATCTTCCATTGGAAATAAGTCTTTAGATAAACTTTCAAATCTTAATTCCGGAGCCACTGCTTTATCTAAAGCCATTATTCTATTGTCAGCAGTTGCATAATCAAAATTATCTACATCTTTTTTGATATCATCTAATATACTATGATATTCTTTTGGTAAATTTTGTCTTGCCTTATTAATTGATTCTAAAATAGTTGTATGTTTGCTTTGATCAGGTACATTTTTATAAGGTGTTAATGCTTCTAATTTTGCTTTTTGAATTCCTTCAAATCTAGCAGTATTACCAACTATACTTATACTATTTTTTAAATCAAGTAATACATCAGAAATCAATCTTGCAAGTTTAATTCCTCCTCCTGAAAAATTAACTCTTCCTCCAAAGGCTAAATTTAAAACACCTTCTCTAATAGATGGATCTCCTTTAGCTAAAGGTGGAATATATAAATCATCTTTAGGTTCTTCTGTATTATTTTCTTTTTGATTATAAACTAATTTTTTTTCTTCTTCAGTATAATTTGGAGTAATTACAAGGGGCCCTAAGAATAATGGTTTTTTAGGAACAGCAGGTTTAATTTGTTCTTTTTCATACTCCTGTTTTATTTCAGGATTTTTGAAATATTCTTGATATAAATTTTTTTTAATTTCTTGTTCTTGTTGTTGCATAATATTATTTTGTCCAAGAATTTCAGTCTCACTAATATCAGGAGAAGGATATAATTCTGCCATTCTTTTTCTTGTTTCTAAATTAACAAGATTATCAATTTTTTCTTTAACTGATTTACTTTCTGCAGCCCATGTAGATCCAATAACTGGAATTTTAGAAATATCAAAAGGTCGTACACTAAATAATTCATTAAAAAATTTACTTTGCAAACTTCGTTTACCACCGATCTGATCAAAACTATCTATTCCTGCAGGAGGTTGTTGTTTTGCATTTTGAGCTTCTTCTAATAATGTTTTTTGCATTAAAGGACCTGCTGCAAGAATTTGAGCAGCAAAATTTAAAGTATCTTCAATAGTTCCTTTAATTCCTCCATATACAAAAGATTCTCCAAGTGAAAGACCTTTTTCTTCCATTTCTGGAGCATTAAGTATTCCACCAATTAATGTATTAATAGGTCCACCTGTAAACTTATACGCAGTATATGCATTTGAAAATACATCTTTTGTTTTTCCTGCTAAAGTTCCTAACAATGTTGATTCAGAAACCTGCGCTGGAAAACTATAGTATGCACCTTTGTTTATAGAAATTCTATTTTGTAAATCTTTTGTATATTTTTCAAAATCTTTACCTTTAACTACATACTTATTTAATCCTTCTTTTTCAAAGAACTTATTACTATGATCTATATTTCTTAATATATTTTCATACACATTTTTATTTGTTAGATCACTTATTAAAGGTGTCTTATCTATTAACTTTACTTTATTGCCAAATTTAAATTCTACTTCATCTAAATATCCTTGGCCATTAACTTTTGTTTTATTATTAAAATCATTTTTTAATGTTTCTATTTTTTTACTTATTTCTTTTTTAACAGTTAAATCATTTGTAGAATTATATTCTAAAATTAATTTTCCTAAAGGTTTATCAAACTGTTCAAATTTATATACATTGAAAGCGTTAGGTGCAAAGCTCGCTCTTGCTAAATAATCATAAGGTAAATTAATCATGTCTTGTATAAATCTTGGAACTTTATGTTCGTAAACTAAATTACCTGGATTTTTAGCTGCTCTAAATAAGTTAGGATGTTGTTTTGTTAAGTTGTTTGTTATATTAGTTTTTTGATAATTAATTGCTTCTAATTGTTTGTTTAAAAAATTTTTTCTATTATTAGAAATATTAGGATTACTTAATTCTTCTGTTATTTTATCTTTTAAAGATTGAATGTAAAGAATTTCATTAACTTTGTTATTAAAATTAAATCCTTCTTGTCTTAATCCACTTAAAAAAATAGATTCTCCTCCTTTACCTTTAAATTGTCCTTTTATAAAATCTTTACTAAAGTTTCTTAATATCTTTTGTTGATCTTTTGGATATTGATTTATATCTGCTTTCTTTTGTGTAAAAAATCCATACACTACATCTCTTACTTTTTCAAAATTTGGATTATTCTTTAATAAAAAAAAATTAGTTAAATCATCAATCGTTTTTTCTGGAACTTTTTGACTTCCAACTCTTCTTCCAAAAATTTCCATTTCTCTTGGAATATAAAATTTATTATTTTTAATAAAAATATTTTTTGGATCTACTCCTTTTGGAACTTGTGTATATTTAGGTTGATCAAATTGTTTAAATAAATCTTTTTGTATTTGTTCTTTAGTTTTATATTTTGAATTTTTAGATGCTTCGTCTAACCATTCCATAAGTTCAGTTGTATATTGTTTTTTTAAATTAGTATAATTAGTTTTAATTTTTCTAACATCTGCAAGAATTTCTGCTTGAGAACCATATGTCTTTCCTTTTAATTGTCTTTTTGTTTGATTTAAAAAATCAGTTACTTCTTTTTGAGTGGCTGTTTCAGGATTAAAAGTTTTTGTTCCAGTAGTTATTCTTTGACCATTTTCTGTGTATCTACCTCCAATATAAATGTTTCCACTGGCTTCCTTTCTTACTCTAATGCCTGGAATTTTATTTGCTTTATAAACATCTTTTATAAAATCAGAACCTAACTTATAGTTTTCTCTTTCAACAAGTCCCTCGCCACTCGTTGCTTGCATCGGGGCTGGAGCTACGGGGGCCTGGATACTAGATTTTGCAGGTCTAGTAAGATAACGCATCATTTCTCTGTATTCATGAACTTTCATTTATAACCCCATTAAGTAACCGAGGCCGCCTTTAGCGAATCTAGCTTCACCTCTTAAAGTCACATTGCCTCGATCATCATATCTTAAATTAATATTTCTATTTTGATCGGGCGCGTATTCAATGCCTACAGAATAAGGATTAAGTCTCATTACATCTTTAAAAGTTTCTTTGTAATCATATTGAGGAACATCAATGTTTACTCTTGATCTACTTCTTACATCTCCAATATCTCCCAATAAAGAAATACCGGTATCTGGAACATTATATTTTCCTCTTACAGTAAAGTTTCTATCTGCTGTATTAATTTTAACATAAGGATTTGGAGTTGATTTTCCAGATCTCATAGCACCCATTATTCCTAATTCAAGATTACCAAGTTTAACAGGATACTTATCTATGTTGTCTGGAGCTTTTTCGTAACTGTCCAAAGTTATACTAGGAGCGCCATCGCTTCCTTCTGCATAACCAACTCTGCCGCCGACTGCATTTGGTTCTCTACCAGAATATTGTAAATTAAATAATTCATTTTGAGCTTCTTCTACTTGTTTTTTATTATAAAGATCTTCTAAGTAAGTTTCTAATTGTTTCTTATCGACTTTAAAATTAATTTCATCTAAATTTTTTATACCTACGCCTTCAAAATTTGTGCTAGTAAAACCCATTTTAACTAAATCTCTTTCTTTATCTAAAACCTTATAAGGGTTTTTAAGTTGATTTAATAATTGTGAAATTTGTTCGCTAGTAAGATAATGATATGTTTCTAAATTATAATTTTCAAAAATTTCTTGTCCACTTCTAAATTTTCCTAATTCATTTAATCTATCTACATATTTTGAAACCTTAGCAAATCCTTCAGGATCATTTTCTCTTGCAAAGTCTGCAAGAGCTTTACCGAAAGTTTCATCCGATATGTTAATAGATTTACCTGTTGTTTTTCCAATAGCTCCTCTATTATAATCCATAACGTAATCATAAGCTTGAGTATATAAATCCATACGTTCTTTATTAGAAAGACCATATTGATCTTCTAATCCATATTTCATTTGAGCATAAGAATCTACGATTTGATCTGCTGCAATCTTTGGATCATCATAGTTTGGATATATTTCATCTGCAGCTTTAATTATATCTTGATTATATTTTCGAATAACAGGTTCAGACTCCATTACTGTACCAACAGGTTTTTCTGGAACTGTAACTTCTCCAGTTTTAGGATTAACAGTTTCCATAGATTTTTTACCTTTTAATTTTTGATTTGCTTTATTAATTAAATCTAAAATTTTTTTACCACCGCTGCCTGATTTAAATCCAATTCTTCCACCATCTGCATAACCTCCTTCAGGAGGTTCTGTTCCCATTAAATAATCAAGTCCTAATGACTGTTGTGTGCCACCTTCTGTTTTTGGTAATGCAGATTTTTCTGCAAGATAATCTAATCCAATCGTACCTGTTGCCATAGGAGGACCTAGTTTTTTTAAAACATCAGACAATATATCTATAATTTTATTTCTATCTTCTACTTTATAAACATCAAATTTTTTTCCTTCACTAATTTCATTTATTTCTTTTATAATTAAATCTCTATCTCCTCTTTTTAAATAAAAATCATAAATTTCTTTTGCAGTTTCTTTATCTAAACTTTCAGAAGCTTTTGGTGAAATTACTCCATATTTATTAACGGTTGCATCTTTTAACATGTCTTTAAATTCTTCAGGCGTCATGAAGTCTTTAATTGGTTTTTTTCTTGGTTGATAAACTTTTTCCCAATTTGAATATTCATTTTGTTTTATAAAATCTACTGCTTCTTTAGGAGAAGTCATTGTATAAAATCTATGCGCATTATCATGTAAATCTTCTATTGCATCAAAACCATACCATAAATTAAATTCATCCAGCACATCTCTGTTTGCAGGGCCTATTCCTCTAATAACATCTTCTACATCTTTAGGTACTTTTAATTTTCCAGCTTTTAAATCTTGATACATGATTTCTCTTGCAACGGCTCTAACTAAAGCTTGATCTTCAACTTCTTTCATAGATTTATATGAACTAAAATATTCATCTAAAATTTCACTTACTGTTTTTTTCTTTTTACCAGCAATAAATTCTTCATCTATTTTTTTTCCAATATTTTCTAATTTTTTTCCCTGTGCTTCTAATTGTCCTGAAACAGTTGTTGGAGGATTAATAGTTCCTTTTTCTTCAGTTAATTTTTTTAATTCATCACCTGTTATTTTTTCTTTAGATTCCATTCCAATAACTTCACCTTCTTTAGTTACTTTTTGTTTTGGAAGTAGACCAGATGCTTCAAGTTTATTTTTTAATCTTCTTAAATTTCCTTCAAATATTAATCGTTCGGCATCATTCATCTTTGGAATATCAGGAACTAATTGTTCCATTTCTTTGTAAACATTAATTGCTGCATTATCTGAAGCTCCTTCAATGTTTAAATCTTCTTTTAAATATCTTTGTAATTTACCTGTTGGAAGACGAACAACATTTGTTCTTGTGCCTAATGTGCTAGATAGTGCTTTTGGTCCGTATAATGCTTTAATTAAATCTAATAAACTTTTCATGTTAATAGTACGTCTTATTGTTTCGTATTATAGGTTCGTCTTTATAGTCTTCAGGATGATCTATAAATCCACCTTGTCTAAAACGCATGACTGCTTGTGTCATTGAATCCACAAGATCGTCATGATCTCCATAAGGAAATGCTGCGCATTCCTCAATTACCTCTTGTGCAAAGTCTTTATCGACCGGTGCCCATATTTGACCTGATTCAAATAAAGGTGCAACAGAGTTAACTCTAGAATGTTTGTCGTTTCCTCTAGAGGGTGTGTAGTTTATAACAGGGATGCCCATTTTACGCAATTCATAAGTTAAAGGTAGTCCTGATGCTTTTGCTTCAACAAGTACAGTTTCTGGTTGCCAATATTGATATTGTTGATATGCTATTCTACGAAGCTCAGGAAATTCAAATCGATCTTTAACAGCATCTAATAAAATAAGTTGAGGTCCTGAGTCTTCGTTTCTTTGAAATACACCCCAAGTTGTTATTGCAGAATAATCTGCAGATTCTTTTTTTAAAAATGCTGTATCATAACTTTGTATTACATGTTGTAATGGTGGAATAAATTCTTTATCCCACTTCTGCCACCATTCTCGTTTTATAATTGCACCTTCTTCTGATGTTGGATTTTGCATCCATTGTGCATTCCATTTTTGTAAACTGATGGATGCTTTAACACTTTCTAATTCTTCTAACTTCCAAAACTCTGGCCATACCGGATTGCCTGATGGAAGGATTGCCGGAAATTCTATCAATTCCCATTTATCAGATTTAATGTTCCCCGATTCTCGAAGCAAGCTACCTGTTAAATCTTTTGTATTCCATCTTGTCATAACAAGAACAATAGCTCCTCCTGGTTGCAAACGCTGACGAGGTCCTGATGTATACCACTCGTACGCGCGTTCTAATGCTTCAGCATTCATTGCATCCTGTTCAGAATGCGGGTCATCGATAATTAACAAATCTGCACCTCGACCGGTAATAGCGGAACCAACACCGGCTGCATAGTATTCACCACCTTGTTCTGTTTCCCATTTACCAGCGGCTTGACTGTCTTCTCTAAGTCGAGTTAAAAATACTTCTTTGTACTCTGGCATATCCATTAATGTTTTAGATTTACGACCAAAGCGAACTGCGAGTTCTGTTGTGTGTGTTGTTTGAATTATTTTTAAATCTGGTTTACGTCCTATCATCCAAGCTGGAAGCAGGAAGGAAGCAAACTCGGATTTTGTATGTCGAGGTGGCATGTTGATAATTAATCTTTTAATTCTACCATTTGCCAAATCATTAAATTTTTCTGCAATTCTTTTATGATGTTCACCTTCAATAAATTCTGGCCAAACACGTTTTACAAAAGTCATGAAATCAGATTGTGCTTTTTCTATTCCACGTTTTTCTTTTGCAAGTAAACCAGCCTTTATAAATTCTTCCTTTATATCAGGTGGTAATCTATTTAACTTCTCAATAAGGTCGTTCATAAAAATTTTTCGCAAAATTTTTTAGGATTAATTTTGGAACCTTCAAAGTATTTACACCTTATGAATGTCTAAATCAAGCAATACACGGCTAAGTTGAGGGACCCCTTTTTATTTAAGTAAATCGATTGTTATAGAATAAAAGTAAATGTTAAGTGACTTGGGACCTCTTGCCACTAGCCACTCGTCTCGAGTGGCTTGAGGCTAGCTGCTAGACTCAGTCTAGCAATGTCATGTATTCTTTAGGAAAATGTTTAGAGAACCAAGATAAACCTTTCTGCATAAGATTATAATCTTCGGTAACCTCTGCACCTTTAATCATATCATACACAGCAACAGCGAACCAAGGTAGGCTAGCCGTTACACCGCTGTACATATTAGGCACATCAATTAGTTTTTCTTTTGGATCTAGATTTAAATCTAAGTCAAAGGGTATTCTGTACTCTTTGCCTTGCCAGTTTATTACGTGTAGTGGTTTTGTCATATTATACCTGTATGTTTGTTTGATTAACTATATCATCAGCTATATTATCATTCAATAACTTTATAGTTGTGCGCGTGTAATCGCGTCCAGCCCAATCTTTATGAATTGTTTTAAGTATATCTACAGGGGTTTCCTGTGGTCTAGTATTGATACCAATAAAGTTTATTAATCGTGTCATATGTTTAGCTAGCCAATTATTCATACAGCGCTCATCGCAAAAATATTGTTCCCATGGTGCTGCCCATTTATAATCGGTATCTATTTCATATCTTGCATTGCGAGTTCGCAAAACTTTATTCCCTTTAGTTCCTCTTACTCTTGATTGAGTGTCATATGTATGACACTCAGGTCCCTGACAAATGTGTTTCATTTTAATTATCCTTTCTTGGCACAACAGTTATATCGCCAACTGCTGTTCTATATCCCTCATTATCTAAATCAAAGTAAGTA